GGGGTGCTCCCGGTCAATGGTCAGCCAGAAAAGCACAGATGGTGGCTAAAGCCTACAAAGCCAAAGGTGGAGGATACCGTGGATAACGAAAAGAAGTGTGCCACTTGTGAATGTTATGAATGTGATTGTGAAGAATGTAACTGTGAGTGCCATGAAGAAGTGGTAGCAGAGAAAGGTAATGATTGAGTTTGTGTTAGTGTTTATGATGGGATTAAGAGTAGTAGACCAAACACAAACCTTTAATGATATAGATAGATGCTTGTACTTTGCAGAAAGATTACACAAGCAACCTTCAATTCCAAAACAGGAAGGACCTAATCTAAAGATAACAGCATATTGTAAGCCAAGAAGGAAAAGATAATGTTAGCAGAACTCGCGGCAGCAAATGCAGCTTTTAGTGTAATCAAAAGTTTCGTATCCAACGGAAAGGAACTTACAGGTTGTGCTAAACATATATCTGACTTTGTATTCTCAAAAGAACAACTAGAGAAGAAAGCAAAGAAACAAAAGTCCAAAGGTGGTGGTTCTGACCTAGAAGAGTTCATGGCTCTTGAGCAGATAAAAGAAAAAGAAGAAGAACTCAAGAAGATGATGATATACATAGGTAGACCCGGATTATGGCAGGATTGGCAAGAGTTTCAAGCAGAAGCAAGAAAGTCTAGACGTTATCAAGAAAAGATGAGAGCTAAACGTCAAGCAGAGTTAATGGAATATATGGGTTATGGAATAGCTATGATATTCGTATTATTCTTTGGTGGATTACTAGCTTGGATTGTCGGTAAATGGACAGGCAGATTTTAACACCATGTATAGGTGTTTGTAAATTGCAAGACAATATCTGCATAGGATGCTACAGAACAATAGAACAAATTAAGGAAGCGTATGAAAGCACCACAAAAATCACTAGCAAATTGGACAAGGCAAAAGTGGAGAACTAAGAGTGGTAAACCTAGTACACAAGGGTCAAAAGCTACCGGTGAACGTTATCTACCTGAAGCGGCAATTAAGGCTCTTTCTAACAAAGAATATGCCGCCACTTCGGCTCTTAAACGCAAGGCAAGTAGAGCAGGTAGACAAGTGGCTAAACAACCCAAAAAGATTGCTAAAAAAACGGCAAGATTTAGATGAGAAAAGACGTATTTTATCTCAAGTTAGCGAAGCCATTTCTAAGGATAGGGAATTATCTAATGAACAAGCACGTAAAGGCTCTAAGAGAAAGACAAAAAAAAGAAGGTAAGAGGAGACTATAATGTTCACAGCACTCATAGGACCTATAGCAAATCTAGCTAGTTCATGGATGTCTACTAAGGTAGAAAAGGTCAAAGCCGATGGACAGGCTAAAGTAGCACAGGCTAGAGCTAAAGCAGTTGTTGCAGAGAAAGTAGCCACAGGAGAAGTGCAATGGGAAAAGTCTATGGCAGATGCTACAGATAATAGCTGGAAAGATGAATTTGCCTTGACAGTCCTACTTTTACCTGCTATACTCGTATTCATACCTAGCATGACAGAATACGTAAGAGTAGGCTTTGAAGTATTAAATACATTACCTGAATGGTATCAGTATCTTTTATTTATAGCAATCAGTGCATCCTTTGGTATTAAAGGTGCAGGTCAAGCTATGAAAATCATGGGGAAAAAATGAACTTAATAAAACTACAAGATGAATTAGCGAATGATGAAGGAATTAAATATGAAACATACCACTGCTCACTTGGGCATTTAACAGGAGGAATAGGTCATCTTATCACAGAATGGGATGAAGAGTACTATAATAAACCTATAGGAACTAAAGTACCAAATGAGCAAGTTAACGATTGGTTTGAGAGAGACATTAAAACAACTATAAAAGATTGTAACTTATTGTTCTCTCAATTTGATGACCTGCCTGATGACATACAGCATGTATTAGCAAATATGTGTTTTCAATTAGGTAGACCAAGGCTATCCAAGTTTAAAAACATGATTGCTGCAGTACACGACTTGGACTGGGAACGAATGGCAGACGAGATGGAAGACAGTAATTGGTTTCGTCAAACACCTGAGAGAGCAAAGAGATTAATTACTCGTGTTGACAGACAATTTGCAAGGGAAAGTATCGCATAATGAGTAGAGAACTAACTGAAAGACAACAAAAGTTTCTAGCTGTTTTATTTGATGAAGCAGGTGGTGATGTAGTACAAGCTAAGTTACTTGCAGGTTATGCTACAAGTTCTAGTACTACTGATATAGTTAAATCATTAAAAGATGAGATACTAGAAGCTACACAGTTGTTTATGAGTAGGAACGCACCGAAAGCTGCAATGGCTATGGTGGGTGGTTTATATGACCCTACTGAGTTAGGTCTCAAAGATAAGATGATGGCGGCAAAAGAATTACTAGACAGGACAGGCTTAGTTAAGACTGAGAAGATGCAAGTAGAAAGCACTGGTGGTGTTATGTTACTTCCCCCAAAACAAGGAGAATAATAATGGATTATAGTAAAATGGGAAAGGCAGACTTACTAAGAAAGTATGGACCTTTTATTAAAATAAATTTTGGAGCAGAAGAATTAAAGTTAGTTAAAGAAGAATCAACAGGTCCGGGTGGAATTGACAGATTAAGAAAATATATATCAGATATAGACCCAGAACCTGTTAAAAAATATACAGGTGGTTTAATAAGTAATAAAAAATATGTGAATCCTGTAAAAATTGTAGACAATCGTAAAAAGAAAAAATAATGGATAGAAGTGTAGGTAAGTGGAAGTTACCACAACCGACAGATTTAAAAGATGAAGAACAAAACGAATGGATACAGATACCACGTATAGCTAGGACTGTTCCATTTGGATACAAGTTAAATGAAGAAGACCCTGATTTACTTGACCCTATACCGTTTGAACTAGAAGCCATAGAAATGGCAAGAAAGTACATAAAACAATATTCGTATCGTGAAGTGGCTAATTGGCTAACGAGTAAAACAAATAGAGTTATATCACATGTAGGATTAAGGAAAAGATTAATACATGAAAAACAACGTAAGGACCAAGCTAGAACTCTCCGAAAGTGGGCAACTTATGCCGAGAAAGCAATCGAGAAAGCGAAAGCCATCGAAGAAGAAAGAACAGGTGCAAGAGCCTAAGATACAGGAAGTTGCAGACGTAGAAGCAGTACCTGTAGAAGAACAGAATGTAGTATTTAAACCTAACGTAGGACCTCAAACAGAGTTCCTTGCAGCAGGAGAAAGAGAAGTACTATATGGTGGTTCAGCAGGGGGTGGCAAGAGTTATGCCATGTTAGCAGACCCACTACGTTATATGGGTCATCCATCATTTAGTGGATTACTATTACGACACACGACAGAAGAATTAAGAGAACTTATATTTAAGTCAAAAGAAATATATCCTCAAATATGGAAGGGTATTAAGTGGTCAGAAAGAAAGATGCAATGGGAAGCACCATCAGGTGCAAGATTA